CCCGCAGCTTGCCTCTTCAGGAAGTCGTGCAGACCACCAGTCTGCTTCGGGTCACCGCGGAACCAGCCAGTGCCATCCACTGACTCGACGCCAAGTTCAAGGCACTGAGCAAGCCGCATCGGGCTGTTGACTCGGCCAACGTGAACGCGCGGGTGAGAGGCGCACCAGCCGGGCAGCGATTCCCACTTCCACGGTGTCGATCCGCCGATGAAGAGCACATCCGGTGCGACCTCAAGGCTTGCCACAGACTCCGGAGTCATCCCGTCCTGGCACGCTAGTGCGAGGTGCCAGCCGGTCCGTTGGCGCAACGGCGCAGCTCGCTCGCACCACATCGCAAGGGTCTCGTCGGCGCTGCCTACGACATCAGGCACGACGATCCACAGAGGCTGCGTGTCCTTTGTCTGAGCCCAGGTGATCAGCGCATCAAACGCCTCCCAGTCAAAGGGTCGGTCGTTCTTGAAGGCACCGTAGGCGCCGTTGTCGAGCGCGTAGGGGAGGTGGGGGTAAGGGCCACGCTGCCCGCCAGGCGCGTAAAGGTGGCCAAGGCCCCCGTAGGCCCCCTGCCAATAGTGGACCTCTGCTTTGCAGTTGTTCGACGGCATGACCATCATCGGAGGCCCACCGCCTTGTGCGTCTGCACAGACAGGTGCCACTCCGGGTGTGCCAGGCAGTACTCGACAGCCAAGGCCGTGTTCTCAGTCAGCCTCTCGCCGTCAATCGGCTGCAACGAAAGGCGCGTCGAGCTCGGCGCGTTGATGTCGGCAGGCGACAGTCCGCTCTGGGGGAAGGCAAGCTTGACCTCGTCCGCGTGCTTGACGCGCTGCCGGGTGCCGGCCTTTGGGCTGACGGTCAACCAGTCAATGCCCTTCGGTGCCTTGATGGTCCCGTTGGTCTCGACATGCACCTCAAAGCCGCGCAGGTGCATGGCTTCGATAAGAGCCTCGTCGAGCTGGAGCAGGGGCTCGCCGCCTGTGAACACCACAAGCGGTCGAGCTCGCATCGATCCGCCTTTCGGCCACGCGGCTTCGATCTGATCAGCAAGCGCAGCGCATTGGAGGTATGCACCGCCGTCGCTCATCCAAGTGTGGCCCACGAAGTCGGTGTCGCAGAACTGGCAGACCGCCGTTGCACGATCTCCCTCGAGGCCCGACCAGAGGTTGCAGTTGCTGAAACGGCAGAAGACAGCGGCTCGGCCGGCGTGTCGCCCTTCGCCCTGCAAGGTGTAGAAGATCTCCTTCACCTGATAGCGACTGTGTGCGATCACAAGACCACCTCTGCGTATGCATCAGGTTGCGAGCTCACGCGCACTCGGCGCACAAGGCCCTTCGGTGCTCCCTGCTCGTATCGCGCGGCCAGCCTTCGAGCCAGCGCCTCCATCGTCACGGGCTCGCCAAGGACCAGCGCGTCGTGGCCATCGACTACGTCGTCGGAAGACTCCGCGATCTGCCGATGGTCGAACTCCATCAGCAGCGACTTCAGTCGCGCCCTCTCAGTGTCTACGTCGAAGACCTGCGAGACGTTGTTCAGCGTGACCTGAACGTGGTAGGTGTGGCCGTGGATGCGATGCCGGGTCCTCATCGAGTGCGACGGCATGCGATGAGCGGCGTCAAAGAAACCGCACACGGTCAGCTCAACGCGCATCAGACGAGCCTCCCGCAGAGATCCCGCAGTGCCACAACTGCCTGCGCTGGGCAGACAGCGTTTCCGAGTGCTCGCAGACGGTCCACCCTGCCGGGAAACCCATCAGCCACTCCACAAAGTCCGCGTTCAACTGCCGGCCAATAAACCGGGAAGACACCGTCCCAGGATTCGTCCGGTCCAGGGGGCCACTCTGAACGTCCAACCACGGCTGACCCCCAGGCTCTTTCCATTGCCGCGCGGCGTCCGTCAGAGTTGTCCCGTGATGCCGACCGGAGGCGGTCGAGTACCCCGCAGCGCCGCAGGACTTCGAGTCCCCGGCGACGGCAGTAGGCCAGAACGAAGAGCCTGTGCCGGCGGTGAGGAGCTCCTGCTTGGGCTGCGGAATACACGCCCCATTCCGCATCGAACCCGAGGCCGTCAAGGTCATCGAGAACGGTGTCGAATCCTCGCCGCAGGTGTCCTTCGACGTTTTCGAGAACAACAAGAGCTGCACCCGACTCTCGGATGATGCGCCGGATGTCAGGCCAGAGGTGGCGCGGGTCTGACTCAGCGAGACCTTTGCCGGCATCGCTGAACGGCTGGCATGGGTAGCCGGCAGTGACGAGATCCACTCGGCCACGCCACGGGCGGCCATCGAAGGAGCGCACATCCGTCCAAACAGGCGCTGGATCCAGCCACCCCTCTTCCATGCGCGAAGCCAGGAGCTCGAGGCACGCAGCTTCCCTCTCCACGAAACACACTCCGCGAGCTCCAAAGACCACGCCGGCGGCGAGGTCCAGGCCACCGATTCCTGAGCAGATCGACAGACCTGCGGGACGAAGATCCACATCACCAGTCGCGCTCACGCTGCCTGGTTCGGGCCTTGGCCTCGTCTGCCGCCTTCGCCAGCACGAGGCAGCTCCACGCGAGCAGCAACGGCAGGACAATCACTGCCCCAATAGCCAGGCACTTGACCCACGACCAGATCATCAGCGCCGTGTAGACGATCGCATCAGCGACCAGCATCTCGTCGCTCACGGGTGGACCTCCCGCACCTTGGAGATCTCCCGCTGCCAGTACTGGGCCTCGGCCTTGGCGAGAATCTCCCTCAGCGCCTTGGTCTCAGCGGCGATCGTCCGCAGCTCGTGCTCGCGCTGGGCACCCTCGGCGCAGACCTGAGGGTCCACGCTGGCGCGCCAGCCCCAGTCGAACTCCAGGCACGCGCGGTGGAAGTCGCGGTGCCTCATGCCGACTCCTCGTTAGGGGAGGCGAGGTCGGACTCTTTCGCCTTGCGTGCGGCCTCGCAGGAGCGGTGAGCGCACTTGTTCCGCAGGAGGTCGCGGCGCCAGTCGTGGCTACCGTCGAAGATGTTCTCAGCCGACTCAAGGGTCGCCCGCCATTCGCACGTCTCGCCAGGCAGGACGATTGATGTCCTGAGGCGTTTGACGTAGGCGCTAAAGCAATCAACGCAGAGCTGAAGCGCGCGATCAGCGGTTCGAGGCGTCTGCCCCTGCGGGATCAGGTAGTCGGCCGCGCCCCAGCAGTAGGGGGCATGGCACCGATACTTCAGTTTGGGCCTCGAGGGGCGGCTACAGGCGTCTAGGACTTCGGATAATGTACGTCCCGTTGTGCCCGCAGCACCCTCCGCAGCAGACGGGTGATGCTTCATACTGAGAAGCTATCGGCGGGCCACCCCATCTCATGCCACCTTTCTGCGGAATCCCGCAGATTCGACCAGGGCACCGAGAAGGCGCCGAGGGAGCCCATCTCCCCCGGCTGCTGCCGGCCGGCTAAACAACGAGGTGGGCCAAGCCTCCCTTCCGACAGCGGTCGGAAGTTACCCGCGACCGCGACTATCGATCAACCTCGAGGAGCTTCATTGCGTCCTCCAGGTTCTTGGGCGCGAGGTGCGCGTAGATCAGCGTGGTCTCCAGGCTGCTGTGCCCCAGCAGCTCCTTGACCGTGAGGATCGGCACGCCGGCCTGGACCAGCCTGGAGGCGCACCCGTGCCTGAGGCAGTGGGGGGTAAACCCCTTGTCGTCCGACAGGCCCATCTCCTTCCGCGCCCGGTTCCAGTGGTCCTCAAGGTGCCGAGGTTTGATCGACGCGAAGGGGCCCACAGCGTCCGCCACACGGCGACCATTGATGATCTCACGAGCGCGTCGGGTCAGCGGGATCGAGCGCGCCGTTCCACCCTTGGTCTCCCAGAGGCGGATCCAGCCCTCCTCGACGTTCTCCCACTCCAGCCCCAGGAGCTCGCCCCTGCGGCACCCGGTGTCCGCGAGCACAGCCACAAGGTCAGCGAGGTCCTCGCGCCCCTGCTCCCGCAGCAGACGCATCATCTGGAACTCCTCCTCGCGCGTCTGCCACCTCATGCGGCCGGCGTCCTCGCGGAACTTGGTGATCGCTGGCACCCGCTGGATCCATTCGCGCCGCTGCGCCCAGGTCAGCCAGCGACTAAGCATGGCGAGGCGACGGTTCACCGTCTTCTCCGAGGTGCCCTCGGCCACCCAGGCATCAGCCTGATCCTCAATCATGCCGGCGGTGATGCGGTGGACCAGACGGTCCTCACCGAACCCCGAGAGCACCTTGTTCATGGTGCTGCGGTGGGGGGCAGGGTGCTTGCTCTTGGCGTAGAACTTCGGCCACGCCTTCGCAGCCAGCTCGCCCAGGGTCATCGGTGTGCTCTTGCTCACGACTGCACCTCCTCGCACAGGGTCTCCACCTGCGCCCGCACGGTAATCCACTGGTGGCCTCGGAAGGCCGTGGCCCACTTGTGGAGCTCCTCAAGGGAGTCGCAGGTGCGGAAGCTGTGGAGGTCCTGGCCGGCCCACTCGAAGACCTCAGCCTCGGTCGTGGGCTCCAAGTCGTAGTGCGGCGAGTTCGCCCACCAGAGGTTCAGGTAGTAGATCACCGCGTCCTGCTTCGACGGCCACTCGGTGACCTCAGCGCGGCGCTGGTGGGGAATCTCGACGGTGTAGAAGGTCTCAGTCATCTCGGTCCTTGTTTAGTAGGGCCGGCACGATTGCCGACCGCTGGACCCTATCGGCCGGGCCTGGGGTTCACAAGAGACCGAAACCCGGATTTCTCGCGTGACCTGTGGCGACTAACGCCAACAGATGCTGGCGACTAACAGAGGTCCAGCGTCTGCCTCCCCGGCCCTTCGGGGTCCTCGAGGACGCCTCGGGCGCCGATACCCTGCGGCCCTTGCCCCCCCGAGGCCCTGCGCCGGGGAGCTGAGGCGCCCGAATATTCTGCGGGTTTCGTGGATCCCACAAACCCCGCCATCCGACTAGGCTAGTGTCACCTCGGGGCATCGGGCCCTGAGGATTCCATCCCTCCACTAAACAGGAGACCCCGATGGCCACTAAACAGGCGATCGACGGGCGGCAATCCGTCCGTATCTCAGCTCATGGTGCAAACCCCGAGGTTTGCTACGTTCGAACGTTCCAAGGGCCCCGTTCCGTTTGGGCGACGTGGGCGAAGGGTTCCGATGCATATCGGACCCTTGATCATGATCCCGACCGAACGGCCTACGGACAATCTGCGGCGCTCCTGAGGCGCGCAATCGAGGCGCGCGGGATCCGATGGGGATCCTATGGGGATCCTGCGGCCCTTCCCCTGCGGATCCTGCGCCGATGGAGCGGGATCGGGCGACACACTGGTTATTCGCATCAATGGAAGCGATACCCTGCGCTCCGATCGCTCCTCATGGCATCGGTGGATTCGGAATCCGAGGCGCGGGAGGCGCGCCGGCGCGGGTTCCGTACCTTCCGAGTGATCCAGGAAGGCGAACCTGAGACCCTCGAGGACTTCCCTGAGGTTCTGTGCCCCGCATCGGATGAGGCAGGGAAGCGCACCGATTGCCAAACCTGCGGATTGTGCAACGGAGCTGCAGGATCGACGGGGCCCCGGCCGTCAAATGCCCCGCGCGCCGATTGGAACCCTGCGCGGGTCTCGGGGATCATCCTTTATGAAGGCCCTTCTCGAATCGATGGGGCGCCTATCGTGGCCATTGCAACGGGCCTCGATGACCCCAGCTCAAACGAGAAAACGGGCCCGATGATCCAAACGTGGATCATGCGCTCCGATATCCCGCCCCATGTCGCGCAATCCTCGGGGGACGATGCATCGGTCTGCGCCGATTGCAAACTTCGGCCGCTCCTGCAGCGGATCGCATCGGGGGCGCAATCGTGACCCTGTTTATCTCAGGGGTCGTCGCGGCCGCGGCCCTTCTCATCATTGGGGCACTACTATCGATCCCCCGCGACTAGCGTGGCGCCCTCGAGGACTATGGTTCCTCGGGGGCGCCGCTCGTTTGGGGCCCTGAGGCGCCGCAGGATCCATCGGGGGCATCGGATGGCCTCAGGGCCGCATCGGTGCCCCGAGGCCCTGAGGCGCGCTCCTGCGGCCCTTAAACAGAAGCGCCCCCGATGATCCTGAGACCATCGGGGGCGCGGGTGAGCTGGGGATCCTGAGGCTACTCGGGGCCTCGGAACCATAGGGGCGCAAGGGCCCCGGCGAAGAGGATGAGGGCGAAGAGGATCCCCGCGCCGATCATGAGGCCCTGGATCATCGGTCACCCCCGAGCAGCTCCGCGCCATCGATGACCCTGAGGCTCGGGTGAAGCTTGCCCCCGATCGATTCGAGCATCCGCCCGTAGCAGCCGGGGCACGACAGTAGGATCGGCTCCTCATGGATCACCTGCGGATCCTCGGGGTCCGGCTTCTCATGGATCACGAGGATCGCATCGGTGATATCCAGGGCCCGGCCGCATTCACCCGCGCCATGATCGACGGGGCAGAAGATGTATTCCCCCACGTATCGGCGCAGGAGCGCGCGGGAGACCATCCGCTCTATTGAGGGGATCATCGGTCACCCCCGAGGCCGAGGGCCTCACCGATCGCGCGCAGGGCCGCGATAGCTTCCTCAGGGTTAGCCTCGGGGCCATCGGCCATGGCATCGGTGAGGCGCTGCAGGAGCTGCAGCTTGCGGAGCGCGCATCGGGCATCGGCGCCGGCGCGTTTACGGGCCTTCTCGGGGCATCGATTCTTCTCAGAGTCTTTCACGGGGATCTCCTGTTTAGTGGAGGGTCCATCGGGGGCCCCGGCGCCGAAGTGCGCAGAGGCTGCAGTAGGTTAGTCGGTCGATCGGGATTGCGGGATCCCACAAACCCCGAGAAAACGCACAGGGTATATCCCACCGATGCGGGATCCATTGCCCCGAGGCCCCGAGGCGCCCCCCCGAGGCCTCAGGAGCTCGAATCGGGCGCGTGTTGGATTCGGGATCGAACCCCGATCGGCCCTGTGGCATACGCTAGGCGCGATCCGGCCCCAGCGAGCTGGAATCGAGGACACCCCCCGCCCCCCGATCGCGAGGTTAACACCGTTAACCCTCGAGGGAATACCCCCGGGGCCCGGGGGGGCCGACTAAACCAAACGTTGTGTACTGGCGCTCACATTTTTGCACCAAGTACCCGCAGGTCACCACTTGGTCCTGTTGGCCCAGTAGGCCGCTGACATCTTCCCCTTGGCGATGTTCTTGGCGTGGCGGGCCTTGAAGGCCTTGTTGCGCTTGCTGCCCTTGGGCGAGCCACTGACCCCCTGCTGGCCAAAGCGAATCAGCTTCACCGTCGTTCCCACCTTGGCGAGCACCGCGTGACTCTTGGTCTTGTGTCCAGGGGTGCGCTTGGGCTTGTTGTAGCCGCTGAACCTTTCGCCTCTGTACTCCACAGCCATCAGTTGCCTCCCTGAGCTGTCTCGATCTTGCGGATGACCCCTTTGGGAATGCAGTTCACGTTGCCCAGATGCCCGTCCTCTGCGTCCTCGAGGGTGCTTGCAATCACCAGGAAGTCCTCGGTGTCCTTCACCAGCCACCCTGCGGTGATCATCCGGGCCGGCTCAAGGGCAGCGGCCTCGGCACCAGTGATCCAAGGGTCCTCAACGCCGACGATGTCGCACCAGTACACCACGAGCCAATCGCCCATCAGGGTGTACCTCCGGGTGACTGGGGCGGCCCAGCGGCCTGAGGCTGCCTGATGGACTGGATGGCCCTCATGACGCTTCTGCGCCTACGGGCAGCGAAGGCTTGGCTGAGGTCGAGCTCGTCTGCCCCCTCCAGCACACACATGAGGCTTCCGCCTACGACCTTGAGCTGGTAGCCCTCCGGGCAAGGGTTGATGGCGAGAGGCTGTCTCGGCATCGGCTCCAGGCCGGCCAAGGCTGCGAGAGCCTCGGTGTCGATGTGCATGGGTCTTTTGGGGCTTGGGTACTTAAGTGGCAATGGTGACCGATACCGCCACCACCACCTCTCCCGAGAATGGCAGTAGGGGCATCATTCATCCATTGGTGGCATAAGAGAGGCTTAGGTCACCTAAGGGGCTTTTGTTCACCCTCTGGGTTATCCTCCCTCCATGAGGGAAGAGACTTCCGTTCAAGGGCCTGAGCTTGGTCGTGGTCGATCTCTACGGTGGACCATCGGTAGTGGCAGTTTGGGCACAAACGGATCCTTCTGACGGTCTTGTAGTGGTCGTCCCAGAGGGCCTCATGGACCTCAGTCCGCCCATGGCCACAGAAGGGGCAAGGGCAACTCAGGAAAGCCATGTGGATTGTCTTGGTCGGTGTCCGAGGGTGTACCCCTTGGCACCAGGGTTCAGGAACTCCTCGAGCACCTTGGCGTGTCTTTCAGCACGGATCTCGGCCATCTCCCTGTCTCTGTCTCTGGCCATGGCGTCGGCATGGAACCCAAGAGCCATGGCGAGGGCGTCTAGGCGGTCGTCGTGCCTCAGGGCACCTCGGTCTCTGGTGATGCGGGAGAACTGGTGCATCAGCATGTAGGACCGCTGTTGGTCGGCCGGCATGCTCTGGACGCTGTCGTAGTCGTTCTGGATGACGGACCTGTCGATCAGCAGCCGGCGAGAGGAGCTCAGGGGCTCGATCGTGTCGCAGATGCGTCTCTCTTTCTGGATGTGGTGCCGCACCAGATCCACTGAGCAGGGGTAGCCCACCTTGGCCAGCACGGGCTGGAGCAGGCTTTTGAACATGCCCTGGCCGAGGTTCTCCTCGACGATGATCCGGTTGACCTTGTACTGCTTGGCTGTGCGGGCGATCTCTTCGAGCACCTCGTCACCGAAGCCACCCTTGATGCCCTTGCAGCACAGGACGAACGCCTGTCCCGCATAGGAGGCCGTGACGGCCACTGCGGTCTCGTCGGAGCCTTTGCCTGACGGGTCCACGGCCATGACCTTGGTCTCGTAGGGCACCAGCTCGCCATCGGTGGCCATTGGCCTGTGGTAGCGGTCGCCGTTGAAGCCGACGCAGGGGAGGTCGTTGATGACCTTGTCCGGGTCGTTGCACCAGATGTACTTCTCGAAGCACTTGTCGCTGTCGAGGTCGACCACCTGGAGGTCGTTGATCCGCAGCGGGTAGCGGTCCAGATCCGACATGCTCTGGTCGAGCATGAACTGGAGGTTGAACATGGAGCGCCCGTAGGCGAGCTCCCGCTCCATCAAATCCTCGCTGTCGAACCTAGCAGGGTCTGTGGGCTCCCCTGCGGCCCCCTGAAGGCTTTGGATCATCGGCGCGAGCATGGGGCCGTACCCGACCTTCTGTCGCTCAGAGGGGATCCTAGCGGGCCAGATGCGAGTCTCGAATCCACGGGCCGGCAGCTCCCGCAGGATGTCCTGCTCCGTCTGCGGGGTGCCGAGGTAGATGATCCGCCCGCCCGGCTTCAGGATCGCCTCGTACTCCTGCGTGGCAGCCGCCAGCTTGTCCCTCATCATCTGGGTCTGGCTGTTGGCCCAAGAGGCCACGTCGTCGCAGATGATCTCGCTGGCGCGGGCTCCGGTGATGCTGGAGTAGACGCCCTTGGAGGTCACCGAGGGGCTGTGGGACGGAGGTGCCGGCCCGACATCGAAGGCCACCTTCGAGTTCCTCTGGTTCTCCCTGGGGCGCATGTGCGCCGTCAGGACACCCATCTCCTCGATGAGCCTGAGAGTGAAGGTGCTGAAGTCGTCAGAGCGGTTCTTCGAGGCGCTGATGACGAGGAAGTTCAGCGAGGGGTCCAGCAGCAGCCGCCAGACCACATAGGCGCTCGTGATGTAGCTCTTGCCCACCCCACGGAACGCCTGGATCACGGTGCGCCGAGGTCCGCCGGCGAGGTACTCCGCGATGTCGTATTGGACCTTGGTGGGCTCAGGCAGCCCCAGCGCCGCCCAGGCGAGGTACAGGAAGTTCTTGAACCCCGAAGGACCGTGGAGGCGCTGGTCTACCTGGGTCACTTGATCTCTTTGATCTTGATCTTCAGCTCGGATCGCTTGCCGCGCTTGGGCTTCGTCGACGGCCGGCGGGCTCTGGTGCTCGCTGCACGCGCACGGGAGCGCCGGCTCTTCTGG